TTTAAACCATCAAATCCAATAGGTTCACAAATTTCGTACATTGATGGCGCACCTATTCCAATAAATTCTAATTCGTGTTTATATTTATGCACCATAGCTTTGTCCTGTTATACGTCTGTTTGTAATCTCTTTAATTCCGTGACCATTTGATATTAATTGTCTAAAACCACCTTGGTCAACTTGATTAATTACGGTAGGTTTATTTTCAATGGCTCTAATAACCCCACTAATGTCAATATTAGGTGTATTAACTTGTATTTTTGGCATTGATATTCCATTACTTGCTAAAATGTTATTCAATCCATTATCAAACATCAAAGCCGATTTTTCTGCAGTATAAACCTTGTCGCCTTGCTCTAAATAAGTTAATTGTGCACCTTTATTGTTCCCAGTTGTTTTTAATTTTCCATTTTTATCAGTAATAATTTCAGCTCCTTTTTCTTGTGTATATGCCCAACCTTTAGGAGCGTTATCCGTTCCTTTGTAAAACTGCGGTACTTGCTGGCTTGCTACCAAAGCCAATTCTACCGCTCCAATTGCTCCAATTGCAATAGATAACGGAATATTACCACTTGCTATAGCTGAAACAATACCTTGAGCTATATCAATAGCAATATTAAATAATGCTTGTGATTTCTTTGCTTTTGCTTCTCGATTTCTTATTTCACGTTGTCTTTCGTCGTATTGTCTGTTAATTTCTTCCCTTGCACTTGCGCTATCTCCAGCGAATAAAATCGCTATTTCTTTTTCACGTTGTAGATTTATTCTTTCGTTTTCAAATCGTTGGTTTGATAATTCAAATATTTTATTAAATGCTTGTTGTGCGCTTTCTGAAATTGATTCAAAATATAAAGCAAAAGTTTCGGTCATATCAGCTCCGCTTTGTTTTAAAGCCTCTAATCTTTGTTGAAAAGTACCATCAAAAAACTGGTCAAAAGCACCTAACCCCTGACTACTTAAAAAACCTTTACTAAAACTTGCAATATATTCGTCTGTCGAGTCCTTTAATTTTTTTAATGTTTTAGCGTTTTCTTCCGCTTGCTTTTGTTGTTTTTCTAAATCGTCGGTTACTGATTTTGTAACATCGTGTAATAATTTGCTTTCATCTGTTAAATCTTGGATTCCTTTAGCCATTGGAGCTAAAGTTTCTTTTGGTTTCATTGATTCAATAAGACCATTGTAAGTAGTTTCTAAAATAGATATAATACTTCCTAAAGCATTAAATTTTTCACTTGTTACATCTGTTGCAGATTGTTGTTCTTTTAGCTTTGAAATCATTTGTTCCATAGCTTTTAAACTATTTACATCCGCTTGTGTTTTTTCTTCTTGTGTTTTAGTAGCTTTTTTAGCCTTTGTATCATCAAAGAAGTTGAAGTTTAAATCAGTTGAAATTTTAGACGCATTTTGTAAAAACTTACGTGCTATATCTAAATTTTTATTTTTAGCTTCCTCATTTATTTGAATTTCGTGTTGCTTTCTTAATCTTAATGATTTTTCAAAGTCTTTTCTTTGCTTTTCATAATCTTCAAATGTTTGCTCTTTAGCATATATTGATTGACTTGCACCGCCTCTATCTTTTAATTTTGTTTCATACCATTTTTCAAACTCTTCTAACTTTTTCTGACGTGTTTTTTCTGCTTCTAAAGCACTTTTAGCCGCTTCTTCTAAAGCTAAATTAGCAGCAGCCTTATAAAGCATCATTTTTACATAAGACTCGCCGTTTTTAGTAAGTTGTTGTTCGGCTTGGTCTAAATTAGTAACTAATCCTGTAGTTTTACCAATAGTTTCGTTATATTGTTTAACAACACCCTCTTTGCTAATCATTCCTTTTTTAGCCAAATCAATTTCGATAGCTAATTCACTTACATTTTTTACAGCTTCTTGAACTGAACTATCAGCATAGGCTTTGTTTAATGTTTCTTGTTCTAACTTAATAGTAGTTATTTTTTCTTTAAATAAATCCAATCCTTTAACGTATTCCATTAATGGGTCAAGTGCTAAACCAAAAATACCAGCTATACCAATTCCAGGTAATATGTTTGCTAAAATACGTGCTTTTGCATAAATAGCTTGAAATCCACCTACTACACCATTGGAATAATTTCCTACGTTACGCTGAAAATCACCTACAACTGCATCCGCTGATTTTATTCTATTTCCTAAATTATTTGCATCTTCAACCGCTTGTAGTGTTTTAGGGTGCGATTCTCCTAAAGCTATTGCATAGTCTTTAGCTTGTTTTTTTAGAATTAATAATTGTGCTGATGCTTTGGCATAAGCACCACCTAAAAGGGTATTTGCTCTAAATTGTCTGTCTGTTTCCGCTCTTAATATTTGATTTGCAACTGCACTTTCACGTGTCGCTTTCGTTTGGGTATTTGTAGCTTTTGTTAAATTAGAACTTTGAACTACAATAGCTTGTTTTGAACGTGCTAATTCAGTGAGTCTATTTTGTAGATTTTGAATAGTTTTTGATTGCTCGTTGTATGCTATTGTTAACTGCTTTATAGCACTATCAGAACCACTAGGAGTTTTAATATTTTGCATTGATTTACCAGCGTTATCAATATTTTTTATTAACGTTAGTACCTCGTTGTTTGCAGTTTGTAAGTCTTTTAAAGCTGAGGGTGAAAGAATTTCTATGAAACCATCGTTTGCCATTATGCTACTTTTTTATTATTTTCCATTACTATTTTTAACTCTAATTTTTCCAAAGCAATATATTTAGACAAAGTTAATTTGTCTTGAATATTACGCTTTAAATTCTGCTCCATTGCTACAATACGCTCCTCATAATCAAAAACTTTTTTATCTCGTTTACCGATTAATTCCTTTAATTCAATTTCATCAAAAGCTAAATCATTTTCCAACCAACCTATATTTTGAGTTAATATGCGTTCTACTTCCTCTTTAAAATCTACATCACAACTAATATCTAAACCACACCCATCATTTAACGCTTTAATAGTTTCTAAACGCATTTCACGTGTTGTAGTAGAGTAATATAAAAAAGCTAAAGTTTGTTTAATTACAGCTATTTTATATCGTAAAAAAGCAATATTCTTATTTAATTCTAAATACCTTTTTGCTTCTTCGTTATCCGATTTAACAAAAAACTCATCGTAAATAGCAATAAATATTTGTTCTAAACCTTTTTCACGTGGTTTAGGTTTAAGTAATTGATAGTTTTTAGTTTCCAATATTTGAAAGAAAACTTTAGCTGGAATTGTATCTATTGAATTGTATTTAGGCATTATCCTATTTTAGCGGTTTGTTTTAAATTACGTATAAATCTCGGTAGTATTATATCTTTTTGAAACTTTGAGAATACATTTTGATTTAATCCAAATATATTTTTTCCATACATTTCAACTAATATATTTCTTTTTTTATCTGTATTATCAAATATGTATTTTCCATTCTTACCTTTAGGAAAAACCATTGCTCTTACAAATTGACCAGTTACAATTAAATCGACAGCACCTCCAGCAATAGGATTTATTTTAGACTTAAATATTTCATAGTTTCTACTTTTATAACTTACTAAAGTTTTGCCATCGCCATAAATATCTCCCTCTAAAAAATCTTGTTCTTTAAGACCTTTTATCGTTTCGCTTTCTTTTTGTATCTCTTGGTCTGCTATATGTTGTAGTTTCTGTATTGTCAGAAACGGCTGTAGTCTCTGTTGATATTGTTTTGCTGATATTGCCACAATTAATACAATTTTTGTCGTTATTTTCTACTATATTTGATAAAAACTCATTTATCAAATCGTCATTTTGTTGGTTAGTATATGTTTTAATCCAATTTACTTGCTCTAAAACTGGTAAATCTTTGAACTCTTGAGCGTCACTTCCGAATATATGTTTTCCGAATACTTCCATTTTATTATTTTTAATGAATAAAGGCAACCAAAATTAATCGATTGCCTTTCATCCTTGTTAACCCAAACTAAATATTATTATGAATACACAAATATAAATAAAAAAACCATTGATTTTACACAATGGTTAAAAATTATTTTTATTATTCTAAATAACTATGGTACTGGAGTAATTTCAGCAGTAGCACCTTTATAATATCTATTACCAATTTTCGCACAATCAACTACATTTGCAGTATCGTACAATTGAACTACTAATTTAGTAGAAGTTGTAATACTTGTAGTTGGTGTAAATGAATACTCTTGTGTTGTAGCATTATAGCTTAATGATAAAGCTGTAATAGTATCAACAACTCCATCAATAGTAAAACGTAAATTAGCAATAGCAATACCACTTAAAGGAGTTGATTTGTTCATTGCGAATTTAGCTTTAAAGTAAACTTTTGATAAAGATACATCAGCACTACCAGTCAATACAACATCAGTAATAGGATATACATCTGCATTTACATTAAAGTCTAAAACAGATGCATCCAATAAAGCAACATCACGATTAAATTGTGTTTCGTTCATTAACTGAATAGTAGTTGATACACTTGCAGACGTTGAACCATCGGTAAACATATAAGTACCACTATTTAACATACCTAAATCAAAACCACTAAAAGTAGTTCCGTTAGTTGCTCCAGCTATTGCGCCACTTGCAAAAACAAATAGTACATCGTAAGCCTGAAAAGAGTTGTAAGAGTATAAAGCATTAGCAAATTTCCACCCACCTCTTAAATACTTAAATGTAAATTCTGGAAGTCCGTTACGAACTACTGATTTAACACCACCTTGATACTCTTCTGTTGTAGCTTCAGGTGTTTTGTTTTCAGCTTGAACAGCCCCTAAAATTGGAATAAAATTCCCTAATTGGATTTGGTCATTAACATACGCTTTATCAAAGGTATCTGTTGCTAAATCGATTGACCAACCTTTAGGAACTAATATTTTACCAGTTAATCTACCCTCTTGCAAAATGCAATCAGGAAGCCCTAAATTCTTACG